TAGCAACGGCTGGTATCGCTGATAACGCCGTTACATTAGGAAAGCTAGAAGACGGCACTCAAGGCGATATCCTCTACTACGGCGCATCAGGCGCACCCGCAAGGCTAGGATTCGGCACCTCTGGATATGTCTTAAAGACTCAGGGAACTGGTGCTAATCCAGCTTGGGCCGCTGACACTGATACCACTTATACTGCTGGTGACGGCCTTGATCTTACAGGAACCACCTTTAGCACTAATCTATTGGCTAACGGCGGTCTGGAGATTCAAAGTACAGAGTTATCTGTTGCTCAGGGAATCTCCCAATACGATGTGCCTCAGTTTGCTGCTAGTGTTGCTGATAACGATTTCCTGAAGATAGCTACTACCTCAGTAGAGGGTAGAAGCGCATCCGAGGTTTTGTCAGATATTGCCGCACTACCTCTTGCGGGTGGCACAATGGGTGGCGAGACTATATTTGCGGATCAGCTTGCTACAAGACCGCAGATGAAGGATTACTCAGAAACTGTAAATGCCATTGGCACTATTACAGCCGCCACAAACGCAGACCTTGAGAATGGGAATGTTCAATCCGTAACAATGACGGCTAATACATTTAACTTTGGCATTACTAACGCATTAGCATCACACTCTAATTCATTGACGTTGATTATAACTAACGGTGGTTTGGCTACGGTAACTTGGCTATCAGGGGCGCATGATGGTGGTGGTGCTGCCATAAAGTGGGCCGGTGGAACAGCCCCCACCCTAACCTCTAGCGGTACAGATATTGTAACTTTCACCACTTTCAATGGTGGAACCAACTGGTATGGTTTTGCAGCGGGGTTAGCAATGGCATAGATGGATGATCTTGCCTTAGTGGATGATTTTATTTTTACCTCTAACATCATACCTAAATATTTATGTGATTCGCTTATTTGTAGTATAAAAGATAGGGAAGACTGGTCCCCCCATGACTGGACTAGAGAAGATAATGAGGATAACTCTGTTCCGGTTTATACGGATGAACCACATCCAAATGATTTGTATGGGAAAAGAGAGTGTTTAGTATTGTCTGGAAATGGGTTAAAAGATATTCCCATCTTAAATAAGTGCCTTAAAAAAGCTCTAGATGAATATATGGAAATACATAATAGTGCGAAGATTAATGTTCAGACAATTGTTTCCCCTAAATTCAACAGGTATGAAGAGGGATGCCAGATGCAGATGCATGTGGATCACATCAAGACATTGTTTGATGGGAAGTATCGAGGCATTCCAGTTTTAAGTATAGTTGGACTAGTTGGTGATGAATTTGAGGGTGGGGAGTTTTATTGCAGAGGAAAGGAGATTCCTTTGAATAAAGGGGATATTTTGATTTTTCCATCTTGTTTCTTATACCCACATGAGGTTAAGAGGGTAAGGTCTGGTATTAGGTACTCGCTCGTTTCTTGGGCATTTTAATGGATAACAGAATACTACCTCTTTTCCCCAGGCCTATTTATTTAGCAGGGGACAAGTATCTAGAGGATGATGACTTTGAGGTTTGGGCTAAGGATTTAGTCTCCATGTTAGAGAAGGAGCCAATGCATGAAAACATTGGTGGGAACTTTGGAACCGTAGATCAGTATATTTTCGATAGGCCAGAGTTTGCTTCCTTAAAGAAATATATCCTTCAGCATATAGGATGTTTTATACATGATGGCTTGAAGATAACGAAAGATAATGAGTTTTACATTACCCAGTCATGGATTAATGTTAACAATTCCGGTTCAAGGCACCACACACACAGACATTACAATAGCTTAGTTAGCGGAATATTTTATATACTTGGTGATCTGTGTCCTACTACCTTTGTAAATGATAATCATGGCCCATTGGGCCTTATGTTTGGGTTTGCTGTAGATGAGTATACTGGCTTAAATGCAGGTATAAGGTCCGTAGAAAACGCACCAAACACATTAATTTTATTTCCGTCAGGCATGGATCACTATGTTGAAACTAACTCGTCATCGAAAACTAGGATTAGTATAGGTTTTAATACCTTCGTTAGTGGTCTAATAGGTACACCAAAGGATGGAAACTTACTACAATTGGCGAAGGAAGAGGAGGTAGAGCTTCCCTTAACCAAGGGAGAACAGGTATGCCTCTAGGCACAGAAAAAAATACGTTGTTGGGTGCTGCTGGTGCTGCTGGTGGCGCTGGAGAACGTGGTGTACAGGTAGGTAGCGGTAGAGTTGGCTATAGAGATGTAATGCAGTATATCACTATAGATACATTAGGAGACGCTACTGATTTTGGTGACCTTTTAACTGACCAAGTATCTGCCCAAGGGTGTACAAGTAATGCCGCAAACGATAGGGGAATAATGAATGGGTTGGGTAATTACGGTGGAACCAACTTCGAAACTATTGAATATATAACTATATCCAGCACCGGAAACTCGGCTGACTTTGGGAATTCGTTTGATCCAGCGGACAATAAGGCCGCGGCAAGTAATGGAACAAATGAAAGGGCTTGCTTTATGGGCGGAGGGCCAACTACAGAATATACCGGTTCTCCTCGACAAGATGTTATATCTTATCTTACAATGAGTTCTCTTGGTGATTCATCAGATTTTGGAAATATGGCTCATGACAGGAGTGCCGCTCAGGGTTTATCTAACGGTACAAACGAGAGAATGCTAGCTGCTTGTGGTAGATGGTATTGGCCTAGTCAGGCATCATTGAATCATATTGAATACATCACTATTAATAGTGCTGGCAATGGAACAGACTTTGGTGATTACAATGTTTCACTTGGATATAATTATGCTTCTGGCACTTCCAATGACACAAACGATAGGGGTGTTTGGGCTGGGGGTTTTGTGGGGTGGCCTCACAATACTACACAAGATAGGATATCTTATGTAACTATAACATCCACTGGTGACGTAAGCGATTTCGGGAATTTAATCACCGCTCGATCTGTTGCTAATGAAGTATCTAGCGGAACATCTGAAAGGGCTGTCTGGGGAGGTGGAGCAGTAGGGGAAGGTGCTAGTTTCCCTATAAATATGGATTATGTAACAATCAATTCTACGGGAGATGCCTCAGATTTCGGAGATCTTCTCTCAGGTGGGTGGGGTGACTCTCATGGCCTTTCTAATATGTGTCCTTAAATTAAAATGGAGTTAAGGTGAATACAGAAAAACAATTAACTAATGGTAAGGGATCAGTATCTGATCTATCTATATTAGTAGAACTTAATACTGAACTCGCAGTAATTGATGATAAGAAATTAGCTAAAATTTCTAAAAGAATGAAGGAGATGGATCGCGCCAATCTTTCATTTAATAAGAAGAACACTCAAACTACGTCACAACTTATGTCGTTGACTATGATGTGCGATGCGCCTTATAGAAGGTTGCGCCAAGTATTAGCTCAAATTGAAAAGAAAAGATTCGCGCTAGAGGATGCTGCGTTTGACCTTAGAAAAAAGAAACTTTCGTTAATAGCTTTCAGAGAAGAGGATGACGAGTTATCTCAGATAGAAGCAGACGAATTAGAGAATCAAATAAAACGCTCTATGGGTTACTTGGAGGGTTCCTTAAAAGAACTTGCCATGTATCAGGATACTTATGATGAGATAAAAGCATCTTTCAATATACCAGATAAGTGGGACGAGGTTGACTTTGAAAAGGAAGAAATTTCTAATCATATCCGCATGGCCTTTAGGAACTGCTTGAGGAATGTAATGGTGACCGGGGGAATGAACATGGGTACTATGGAGTACCTTGAGCAATTCGGAATCCATCCAGTAACCGCAAAAAAGTTAATTACGGATTATCTGTCTGAGGTAGAAGCAATGGTTGAGGATAAAAAATATCCTTCTGTAAAGCATCTCTATGATTTTTTAGATAGGTGTGCTGACATTTTCCAAGATGCTCACTACGCAGTAATGGCTAGAATAGGAATAAAGGATTTAGTGAAAGATGAATATTTGTTCAAAGAACTAAAGGATGTTTCATAAGGAGATCAGATAAATGATTTATGCGAAGATTGTTGACGGGGTCATTAAAGATTATCCGTATGACCTATTAAAACTGCGTAGAGATAACTCGAATACCAGTTTTCCACCTAACGCAATGGACCAAGAGTCAATTAGGTTGTCGTATGGCTTGGTTCCTGTAGGGGAGGTAACGAAGCCAGACGAGGCCACAAATAAGGTTGTAGAGGCTTCCCCCGCTTTGGTAAACGGCGCTTGGACACAGAAATGGGAAACTACTTCCTGGAGTGCGGAGGAATTAGCGGCAAAGTCTGTAAGCCGAAGATTGAATGAGTACGGCCCTCCAGAAGCACAATTAGAATTCATTACAGAAAATGGTTTAGAGGCGTGGCAAGCAAAAGTTGCTGAGATAAAGACCAGATATCCAAAGGTATAAATTATGGCATTAGAAAGCGCATCATTCATTAGCGGTGAGGTAAGGTATACATCAACTTACGATGCGGAGTGTGTAGAAACAATCGGCCCGGAAACGGAAAACCACAATAGAACAGTAGATAAAACATACTGGGATTGGCCTGTTGCGCCAGATGCAGAAGCTGATCCCTACCATGTTAGGTATGAATAGTGGCTCTAATTCCTATTGACAATGTAGGTGAAACAGGAATAGTTAAGGATATAAATCCTTGGCAGCTACCACCTAATGTCTGGTCTGACGGTAATAATGTAAGAGCAGAACATGGCGCTATAGTAAAGTCTCCGGGGTATTCTGAGGTCATGGCAACCTGTCCTGTTACACCATATCATATTGTTCAACTTAAATACGGTACTGAGGCGTATTGGGTAATAGCTAGTCTTACATCTATACGGGTATATAAAACAAGTAACAGCACATGGTATGATATAACCCGTGGGTCAGGGGCTTATAATGCTACTGCTGACGAGGGGTGGACATCTACCGTTTTAGGCGGAGTTCTTGTAATGTCTAATGGGTTTGACCAGCCACAGTTTTGGGCATTAGCTTCTGGTGTCCCCTCTACATCTACGACCATGGCTGATCTAACTAACTGGGCTGCTGGTGCTGGCGCAACCCATTATCCTGTATCTGTTAGGGCGTTTCGATCCTTCTTGATTGCGCTTAATCTAACTGAGGGTGGTGTGCCTATACCGCAAAAGGTAAAATGGTCCACAGAGGCTGCTACCCAAGCTGTTCCAACCTCATGGGACGAAACTAGCGCTACAGTAGATGCCGGTGAATATGAATTAGCTGATACAAAAGGGGTTATATTAGACGGCCTTCCCCTTGGCGACACCTTTATGATTTATAAGAATGATTCCATCTATAGTATGACCTATGTTGGAACTCCATTTATATTTGCTTTTAGACAGCTATCTCCTTCAGTCGGTGCTCTTGCAAAGAACTGCGTAGCTGAGTTTGACGGTGGTCATTTTATACTGGGTAACGGCGATGTATATATAAACGATGGTCAGAGAGTGAAGTCTATCCTACCTCATAAAATAAGGGATTATATATTTGGAGAGATAGACGGAGATAGTTTTGTAAGGTCTTTTGTGGTTGCTGATTATGGAAATACTGAGATGTGGGCTTGTTTCCCCACGCCAACTAGCGCGACAAGTCAGTGCAATAAAGCAGTTGTTTGGAACTGGACTAACAATGCTTTCACTATCCGTGACATACCAAACCTCGCTCATGCTGGTTACGGTACTGTAGCTGACCCTAACTCGTTTACAACATGGGCAGCGGCAATACCTACATGGTCTAGTTCTTTAGGAACCTGGACGGCAACATGGTCCCAATCTGAAAATGTACTTGTTATGGCTTCTCCAACAGATACAAAACTTTATAGAAATGCTTCCGGTAATAGGGAAGATGATACCGATATGACCTCGTTTATAGAAAGAACTGGTATAGCTATGACTGCACAGCAGCAAAATGATCAGTCTACAGTGAAGCGTATAAAAGCTATCTGGCCCAAGATGGAAGTTACTGGCTCTGGAAATACGGTTAATGTATATGTCGGAACTCAGAACTCTACAGAAGAAGCTGTCACTTGATCAGACCCTGTTGAATTTAATCCAGATACTCAATCTAAAGTATCCGTAAGAAAGAGCGGAAAACTTTATGGGGTCAAGTTTGAGTCTACCGGCGACTTTGATTGGAGGCTGGATGGATATGAGATAGAGCTAGATGATGCCGGAAGGAGAGGCTCTAGGATGTCAACATAATGCCAACTTATTCTGATAGAGTTGTAAAGTCTGTAACGCATTATCAACCCGGACCACTCCCTTTAGATAATGAGGACTTGGGTGTATACGTTGTTGATGAACTTAAAAGACTAGGTAATATACTATTTAATCAAGCAACATTTAGACTTGAGAGAACACATAAAGTTCCAGATAAACCCAGAGAAGGTGACATGAGATACTTTGACGGGACTAATGCCGATCCATTAAGCACTGGTAATGAAGGTATTTATTACTTTAAAAAGGGTTCTCCGGGTACATGGATATTTCTAGGTTGAAGGCTCAGATCGTACAGCCAGAGGATATTGCCTATATTTGGGAAGATGTTTCACCTCTTATTGAGATGGCCCGAAAGCATAGTGAGGGTGAGCTAGAGACTGACGACTTCCTTGAACCACTAACCCATGGTGATATGCAGTTATGGATAGCTACTGAAGATAATAATATGCACTCCGCTATGGTTACGCAGATAGTTCCGTATCCTCAAAAGCAAATACTGAGGGTAATATTAATAGCTGGCTCAGATTTCAAAAGACTTTATGAATTTAATGATATGATAGAATCTTTCGCAATAAGAACAGGCTGTTCTGCCATGGAACTATGGGGCAGAAAAGGATGGAAGAAAATGCTTCCTGATTGGGAGTCTAATTATATTGTGTACACAAAAGAACTAAAACATAGGATGCAATAATGGCTCTAGCAAACGTGTGGGATATAGGAAGAGGTACGTATCAGGGAAAGAGTCCCCAGCAATGGGCGGCTTCTAAACCGCCTAGTTACGGAAAAGCAAAAGAGGCTTATCTTCAGGGTGGTGGCGATCCAAATACTTGGACACAAACTGAGCAGCATTTAAGATGGAGGTATGCTGGTGAAACCTATGCTGGAACTAGATTCTGGGAGAAATGGAAAGAGGGGATAAAAGCATCCCCCGATACTAGAGGTGATACAACCAATACAACCAATACAACCGATACAACCGATAATTATTACCCCGGTGAATATTCTATACCGGGTGGTCTTTATGAGGGTAAGACTGTACAGTATTGGGCGAAAGGTGGCCCCAAATGGGAGGCTGGAAATTTAAAGAATGCTCCCGGTAATTATGGTAAGGCTTACGAAGCATATATAATGCCCGATCCAGAAACTGGCAAAAAGGGTAACCCAGATACTTGGAAGCAAACCATGCAACACCTCAAATGGGTGTTTCAGGGGGAGACATATGCGGGCACTCCATTTTCTGAACTCCATAAAAATTGGGTGAAGAAGGCCGATACAACTGACACAACAGATACAACTGACACAACCGATACAACCACAACCACAACCGGTACAGATATAGTTGATAACCGACCAAGTGGTGATCCTAATATCTGGTCTACTGAAGGTTTAGAAGGCGATTATGGCCCGACTGTAACAAAGGGTCTATTTGGTTTT